GGTATGCTTTGAACATATAAGCGGTTGTTCCATCTTTTTTAGTATATTTTTTAATTCTATTATCTTTTTTTGCCATAGTTATTCTCCTAATCGTGTGGAAGCAGGTTTAAGAGAGGTCTATGGATTACCACCTTCTTTCAATTTTTATAAAAATAAATAAGCCTACAGTTTAGACTCATTTATTTTTCGGATTATTCCAATCCAGTTTGACTTTCACCACTAACAGCACCGTTAGTTAATGTAACTGTTGCATTAGCACCCAAACTTCCTTTAACGCCAGATGTATAGGTAAGAATAGTAATTGTAGTTCCAGCTAATGTGGAAGTATTAATACCATTAGGATCTCCAAGAGCATTCTTTACATCATCTTCAGATTGGCCGTTTTGGATTTGACCAAATGAATCCAAGGTAATTTTATTTTTTCTATTAACTTTTAAGCTACTAATATGCTTACTAATTGCGTGGCCATTTGAGAAACCAACTGCTAAAGAACTTCCTAAACCTTTTGACCAAGTATTTAAATCAACAGTTTGTGTTTGTACAGTACTTGTTGAAGTGGAAGATGGTTTGCCTAATTCCTTCTTTAAGTCGTCAAGAGAAGTACCGCTATTTTCATCAAGAGTAATCTTATTGAATTGATCTAATGTGATACCAGTTTCTTTCTTTGAAGATGCACTTGAATTACTATTCGAACTATTTCCCGATGAAGAACTACCACCTGAGCATCCCACAGCCGTTGTGGATAATAAAATTGTAATTAATCCTAAAACTACACTTCTTTTCTTCATTTTGAATCTCCTCCTATAACATAAATCCCCAGCTTTTTATGTCTATCAGTATTTGGACAAAGTGATTGCTAAAAAGTTAATAAAACGATTGATAATACTTAATCATTTCTTCTTGTACCATGTCTTCAAGATATTGATCCATACCTAAGGATTCTCTAAATTTTACACTGCTGACATGTTCTATTTCTTTATTCTCTAAATAAAAGGGCAGTAATAATTCGATTGCTGTTCTATTTGCATTTCCCTCAATACCATATTTAGAAGGTGAGAAGTATAGGCATGAGCTTTGTCCATCGTTGTTTAACAAATGTCCCATTTCATGTGCTAATTGAAAGGGTAACTGCCTTTTATTGTGCCAGTTGCTATTTAAAATAATTGTTTTGTTAAAAGGATTTACAGCAGCTGGCGTATATGGAGATGAAAATTTGTCCTCAAGTATTACTTTGAATCCATATCCAAAGGCATCACTCAATAATTCTTTAGTTAATTTATCTGTCACTTTGACCACCCCTAAGAAGACGTTTCATTAACTCCAAATCTTCAGGGGGAATAGGTCTACCTTCGAATGTCATAATTACGTCATCATCATCAATTGCTTTTTTTATATCAATCGTATTAGGTACTGGTTTCTTATTATCACCAGTTAGATCCTCTACACTAACGTGTAATGCGTCAGCAATTACCTTAAGAGTATTATATTTAGGCTCCACGCCTTGGTTATATCTATAGATGGCATTTTCACTTAAACCTGCTTTTAAGGCCACTTGCTTAAGCGAATATCCTTTTTCTTTAGATATTTGTTTAATTCGTTCAAATGTTGTCATATCAGTATTTCACCTCTGAATGACGAAAATAATTACACAAAATTACACAAAAAAAGTTTACAAATTACACAGCTGTGTTATTATTAATTCATCAAGTAATTGAGCAACAAAAACACCATGCTATCTAACAATAACTTTGGCGAGGAATTGGGATAGTAAAGGTTTTCATTGCTTATTTGTTATGCCTTTAGTTTACACAACTGTGTACTAAAATGCAACAACTTGATAAACAAATTACACAACAAAAAGGAGGAATACTGTGATGCCAGAGCAACAACTTACTGAGCTTGTGTACAAAGTTGAAACAGATATTAAAACAGCTTTGTTAAAAAAGCATATGACTCAAGTTGAACTTGCTGATTTAATTGGAGAAAATCGTCAACAAGTTAATAGAGCTATTAAAGGCGATATTTCACCCAAAGCAAGAAAAATTCGTTCAAAAATTGCCAAAGTTTTGGACTTATAAAATTGAGGGAAAATAAATGGAAAAAATAAGGTCAATCAATAGAACTACTGGTGATGAAGATATCTATCCAAAGGCGAAAAAACTGGCGAAAGATATTTTTGATATATGTAATGATTCAGATACAAATTACGTTGAACAAAATAAAGCCCTCTATATGGTCGATAGAAGACTTTTTGAAATAGCTATTCAACGTAATACTAAAACGGAAGATTAAATGAATCAGGATCCGAAAACTCTTTTTGATGGTTTTTATAAAATTCATATTGCTTTTTGTTACATCCAACGGAATATTTGGTTGATTCTGATTTGATTCCAAGTTCATCCATATCTCCATGGGTAGCAACAGCCAGTAAGATCCAATCATGTTTTAAAAACCTATTTAATTCTTTTGAATCATACGTTTCAACAACGTGATAAATATCAGCAAGTTCCAATTGAATTACCTCCTTTCAACTAGGAGTATATCAAAACAAGTTTTAAAAGAAGGTGCTAATAATGAATAATCTACAAGAATTTACTAATGGTGATATCAAGTTACCAGTTAGATTAAAAGAAAATGGTGACATTGAATTTAATGTTGAAAAAGCAGCAATAGGTTTAGGAATTTCTACCGTTGCCAAAAGTGGCAACGTTGTAGTTCGGTGGCAAAGAGTAAGAAACTATTTGAATTCTCCACAACTAGAGAAAGGTGATTTCATTACCGAACCACAGTTTTATAAATTAGCCATCAAAGCTAATAATGCAATAGCAGAGAAGTTCCAGGACTGGGTAACAACAGAGGTATTGCCATCAATCAGAAAACATGGTGCATATTTAACTGATTCAGCAATTGAACAAACTTTAACTGATCCAGATTATTTGATTAGGTTGGCTACACAGTTAAAGACCGAACGAGAAGGGAGACTGATTGCTGAAAAAACAGTAAAAGATTTGAAGCCAAAGGCATCATACTATGACAAAGTATTGTCCAATCCGTCCTTAATGAATATAACATCCATTGCAAAAGATTATGGATATAGTGCCATTTCTTTTAATAAGTTACTGCACGAATTGAAGATTCAATATTCTCAAAGTGGTACCTGGTATTTGTACTCGAAGTATCAAGATAGGGGATGGACACAATCCAAAACATTTCCATATAAAGGTGCCTCTGGTAATGGATCTAATATCCAAACTAAATGGACTCAAAAAGGTCGATTGGGATTGTACAAAGAGTTGAAAAAACATGGCATAGTTCCCAAGATCGAACAACTTTTTATGGAGGTCTGATTATGTATCCATTCGAAGTTATGCTTTCAGAAAAACAGTCAAAAGAATTAGGTTCACAAATTTATTCGGTTGTATCTGAGGCAATTCAAAAAGCTAGGGCAGATGCTGGTATGGATAAGATGTTTCTTAATAAACGTGAAACATGTGAGTATCTAGGCGTTTCTAATAACACCTTTGATAAGTATTTCAGAGATTTAAAGGCTCATGACATTAATGGGTTGCTGGTTTATAGCAAAAAAGAAATTGATGAGTTCGTTTTTAATAAATAAAAATTAAAAAATGTGTGGAAGCAGGTACGAACTCAGGAGGTAGCATCATGAAATTAGAAGGAATGATTAATTGGACCATTTTTGTAGCTTTGGTCAGTTCTATTACTAGTTATCTATTTATGAAATATGGGACTGTTGAAGAGATTGTTTTGCGTTTGACTGACTTTACCAAGGAAGACATTAAGAAGATAAAAGGTTTACTCAAATGGAAATTCTAAGAGCTTTATTTTTAATAGTAATTGCAATAGTTGTTTCAGGATTGTTTATTAAATTTTGGAATGATTGCAAATAAAAAAACACCCGGAGGTGTCTTATGGAAAAAGAAATGTATGAAGCAGTTATAGAACTCCAATATAAAGCGATTGATAACTTGATGGAAGCAAATAAAAAATTGATGGATTTTATTTCTTCGGATCATTCTCCTCAATAAACTTAGAAGCCTCGTCGGCAGTTAAGTCGGCAGAAATAAATGTCATGGCTGATTCTATAAACATTTTCATTGCTTCAGTATCCGCGTTATCAAATCTTTGCTCGTAATGTGTAGCATCCGTGGCAATCCAATTTGAGGCCTTAGCTAAAGCTTGTATTCTTGGTAAATCACCAAAATCTTGGGCAATTACGTTTCCGAGTGGTTTTGCATTTATCTTCGATACATCATTTGGATTCCTACGTATTGCGTATCCCTTAACAAGAAATTCAAGTGCTTTGCGATATGCCATACCATAAATCTTATCTAGATTATCTTTTTCAGCTTGTTGTGCCTGGGAATAGATGTTAAAAAACTCAGGAAAGATGTCTTTGATATTTTTGGGAACATCAATTTGAAATGGAATTTTGTATGAATATTTAATTGGTTCGCAATCAAGATAATCAAAAGTTCGTACTTGATTATATCCTTCTAAATGAGTAATTTTTCTAAATTTATATTCTATCACAAAAAATTTTAGGCACTTATCATTTGTACAACGATAAATAATGACAACTCTTGAATTAGCAGAATCAGTTTTGAAATATCCAGTGGAAAAGGGTGACCCAAACATTATTTGGGGAGAAATAAGTGTTCCACAATGAGGACAAACTCCTGGCAAGTCTATATAACATTTAACAGATTCATAATAATCGGAGAACTTAACTTTAACAATTTTCAACATTTTTACCCCTAAATCTTAGATTTAAGTCAATTATACCAAGAATTCAGGTGATCAGTATTATGACAAATTTTGATGAATGGCTCCAAACTGAACCATGGCAAACGAAGCCTAATGAATTAATTGGTGATATGGAATCGTATGATCAATATTCAGACGATAAATTAACAGGAGACGAACCACATGGTTATTAACAAAGACGTAGTAGCAATCGATGAATCTCTAAATCATCATGCACGAGTCTGTAAAGAAATTGGTCGAACTGATGAACAGATTGAATCATATAAGGCGGACCAATATCTGAATAAGCTTCAGGGAATTGATTATGCGCCATTGCAATATTCCATTGATCGATTAAAGAAGTATCGTGCAGAACTTGAGAATGACAAACAACGTGCCGAGACAGATATTTATGACAGATTTGAGCATTATTATTCCTAAAAAGAGATGAAAGTATGAATCATGAACACAAAAAAAAGTCGCTCTCAACTGCAATTGAGAACGACAACAAATAAAATTATTTAACAACAAAATTATATCACGAAAGAGGTAGAACATGGCTAGTAATGAAGTGGTACTTCAAGATTTTAGCGTTAATTTCACACCTACAAAAATCACTATTAAGAATGAAACCGAAATGGAGCAAGAATTAGAATCGATTGCTGATAAGTATTCGGGTCTTATTGTCACAAAAAATAATTTAAAGAGTGTTAAATCTACCAGGGCTAAATTAAATGCCTTGAACAAGGGGTTGGATGATAAGCGTAAGGAAATTAAGTCCAGCTATAATGCACCATTGAATGAATTTGAAGACAAAGTTAAAGGATATCAAGCCATTATTAATAAGTCCTTAGAACCTATTTCTGACGGTATTAAGACACTAGAAAGTTCTCAACGTGAGGAGCGTAAAGCACATGTTCAAGAGGTCATTAATGAAATGGCTCCTGAATATGATATTGATCCAACTGAAATAGAGATTAAAAAATCTTGGACCAATAAAACGATGACAGATATTAAACTTACTAGAATTTTATCTGACGGTTTCAATGCTCTCAAAAGAAAAAAGGATTTGTTTGAAACTAATAAAAAGTTAGTCGAAGAACACTGTAAGTATGTCGGTGTTGAACCTGCAGGTTGGGTAAGTCAATTATCTGATGAATACAATGCTACTGATGTTATTAAGGCGATTGATCAAGCGGTTGAAGACAAGAAACAAAAAGAGCTTGCTGAGCAAAAACGAATTGAATCAGAAAAAGCAATTCAAGAATCAAAGCAACAAAAAATTGATGGTTCGGTAATTGATACTGAAACGGGAGAAGTTATTCAAGATGACATTCCCACTGAATATGCTGTTTCAATTCAACTAATTGGAAGTAAAGTCGACATCATTCAAGCTATTCAAAAAATCAATGGACTTTCTAATGTAACTAGTAAAGTTTTGAATCCATTAAGTGCATGGGAGGGATAGTCATGACCGAAGAAAACAAAAATACTATTTCTTTAGTAAAGACGTTATCTGAAGTTCAAAAGGAACTAGATAAAATCGAAAAAGATGGCAAGAACAACCGTCAGGGATTTGAATACGTTAGTGAAGCTCAAGTCAAAGCTAAACTTCAAAAGAAGCTTGCTGAACATGGCATCATGATTATTCCCAGCTATGAAATTTTAAATACCTGGGTCAATCAAACTAACAATGGTAAATCAATGAATTATGCATCAGTTATGGGCAAGTTTAAATTAACCAATGGAACTGAAGGATTAGTTGGCAGTATGCCTGGTATTGGAATGGATTCTGGTGATAAAGCTATCTATAAAGCAGAAACAGGTGCTCAGAAGAATTTCTTAATGCAATTATTTCTTATGTCTACTGGTGATGATCCGGAAAATGATAATAATTGGAACAATCAACAACTTCAATACAATAATTACAATCAAAATTCATATAACAATTATCAACCACAAAATCAGTATTCAAATCAATCTAACAATGCTTTTGGGAATTTTGCTAAGCCACAACCTAAACTGGCAAATGAAACTAAGAAAAAAGTTATTAACGAACAATTATCTCGATTGTCAGATTTGAATCAAACGGACTTTAGCAAATCGTTAGCTGCTTTACAATCTCACTTCCCAAATGTTGATTTCAATCGTTTAGCAGATTCTAGTGCTGATAATATGATTGCATTCTTGAATAAACAAATTGATACAACTAAAGCGACCTTGAAACAATTAGGCGTTGAGATACCTGAATGAAATTCCTAGCTAAGATTAAAAATATTCAAGGAAGAGATATCACTTTAGAAATGGCAGATGACATTAATTATCAACGTGTTTCGAAGCTATCGAATGGTAAGAATCCCTCGGTAGAAGTTGAGTTATCCGACAACAGACAAATTTCGATTGATCAACGTAGTAAGATATACGCCTTGATTGCTGAAATAAGTGAATGGTCAGGTTACATGGTCGATAAAGAAGCCCCAGGTGTTATGAAGTGGAAGTATTTAATTGAAACCGGTAGAAGTGAATTTAGTTTATCAAATTGCACCATGACACAAGCCAATGAGTATCTAAGCTGGTTACTTGATTTTTGTTTTGATAATGATGTTCCTTTTACTACAAAAACTTGGGATATGTTGCCAAACGACTACGCTATGCAACTTAGATGTTTAGAGAATAGAAAATGCTGTATCTGTGGTAAGCATGCCGATGTAGCTCATGTTGAAACCGTTGGAATGGGTCGAAATAGAAAACATATCAATCATAGCAAGTATTATTTTATGGCTTTATGTCGAGTACACCATATTGAACAACACAAAATGGGGATTATGTCATTTCTTCAAAAATATCATATTAAACCCATCAAATTAGATGATGAAGATCGTAAGAAATTGAGGATTGGAGGTTAATCATGGCAATTGTACGTGCAAAAAGAAAAACTAATTTCACCATTATTGGTAACACTGGATTAAAGGACAAGCAATTATCCTTAAAAGCTAAGGGTTTGTTGGCCTACATGTTAAGTTTGCCAGATGATTGGACTTTTTATGAAACAGAATTAATAGAACATTGTACTGATGGACGTGATTCAGTAAGAAGTGGTCTTAAAGAATTAGAAAGTAAGGGATATCTGGTTCGTACTCAACCAAGAGTAAAAGAGGGGAAATTTGGTAAAAAAGATTGGAGAATTTCGGATGAGCCTGATTTATCAGCATTTTCACCGCAGACGGGTTTTCCGTCGACGGATAAACCGCAGTCGGGAAATCCGATATCGGATAATCCAACACTACTAAATACTAATCCACTAAGTACTAACGAACTAAGTACTGATAAACCCCTTAATCGTGATTCTCACGACAACATCCCTTATAAAAAAATAGTCGATTACCTTAATCAGAAAGCAGGTACTAGTTATCGTGCTAGTTCTGCAGCAACAAAAAGATTGATCAATGGAAGATTTCATGATGGATTCAAGTTCAATGACTTTAAATGTGTGATTGATAACAAAGTTAATGATTGGAAGGGTACGACGATGGAAAAGTATATCCGACCACAAACCTTATTTGGAACTAAGTTTGAAGGCTACTTGAATCAAAAGAATAAACTTGCATCTGCTCCAATCTATCCTGATTTATTTTAGGAGGTACTATGGAACCCTTAAATTTAGATGGTCCAATGCGAAGAATTGCCAAAAAACATGGAATTGATTTATCAAAATTAGATATTCAAAAGATTATTGATGCCAGGGATGCACGTGAGGAACAAGAAGCAATTAGATTCACTCAAATTAATAATCAAATTAAAAAGAAACGTTTATATAACAGCTCTTTGATCAGTGATTTTGAAGACCTTAGTCAAACATTTGATGATTTTAGGATAACTGATGCAAAACAAAAATCAGAGTTTGATAAAGCAAAAAATATTGCTGAGAGAATTTTAAATGGCGAAATAGGCAATTACACCTTTGCTGGTAATGCTGGTTCTGGAAAGACCATGTTGGCAATTAGTATCTTGAATTACATTAATAAGAATAGTGATGTTAAATCCTGTTACTTTGCTAGTTTTTCAATGTTAGTTAATGAAAATATAAATGGCATTCATGATCCAGGGCAAAGGCGCGATGCATTGAGAGCGGAAAGCTGCATTAAGAATTGTGATGTCCTGGTATTGGATGATTTAGGTTCAGAAACAGCTATGAAATCAGATACTAGAGAAGCTAGTGATTATACTCAATCGTTACTTTTCAGAATTGCCGATTATAGAAAAAGTAAGGTCAATATTGTTACAACAAACAATTCTAGTAAAGAGCTGCAGTCAATTTACAATTCAAAAATATACAGTCGTTTGATTGCTAAAAAAGCAAACAATGCAATTCGATTCGACAGTAAGGATATGAGGAATGTATGAAAAAAATAGATGAAATAATTCCACTCAGTAAGGAAGAATTTGGATTTGAACCAGATAGTTTTGATATGGCTAGACGTGATGTGGTTACTGTTAGTAATCTAATTGATCATATTCATCGAGAATCTGGGAAAGCCTACAATTTAATGCTTCAAATTAAAGAATATAACGAAGCATATCGAGGTAATAAAGATGTTTTAGAATCCTTAGCAATTATTAATTTGGCTAGTAGTGATGCTCATGATTTTTTATCTGATGATAAGAAAACACTTGGAATTTTAGAGGATGGTGACGTGAATGATTAATCGCGTTGTGCTGGTAGGACGACTGACTAAAGACCCAGAATTACGATATACGACTAATGGTGTAGCAGTTGTCAGTTTCAATTTGGCTGTTAATAGGTCATTCACTAATTCTCAAGGCGAACGTGAAGCTGATTTTATTAGTTGTGTAATATGGCGTAAAGGTGCAGAGAACTTTGCTAATTTTACACATAAAGGTTCGCTAGTAGGTGTAGATGGTCGTATTCAAACTAGTTCGTATGATAATCAGCAAGGACAAAGAATCTTTAGAACTGATGTTATCCTGGAGAATTTCTCTTTGTTGGAACCTAAGAATCAGAATGGTAATACTAGTTCAAATAATTTTAGTAATCAGAATTCGCAATCTAACTACAATCAGAATGCTAATAATTTTAACAATCAAAGTAATACAAATAATCAAAACCGATTTGGAAACAAACAATATGGAAATTCGAATCAGAAATCTAATGATCCATTTCAAAATAATAATGGTGGCATAGAGATTAGCGATGATGATTTGCCATTTTAATTGGAGGGATGCCCTATGAGTGATAAACAACTAATTAATTTTAATTTGTCAGAAATTGCAGAAGGTGCAGTTCAAGCCAAATTTGCTAAAGAAGTAAAAAGAGTATGTGAGAATATTTTGGATTTGAATACTGATGCGAGTAAAAAGAGAAAAATCACACTAACGTTAACGTACATACCCAATGATCAAAGAAATTCTGTCGATGTTTTAGTTGAAGCTAAGTCAACTTTGGCACCACAAGTTGGAACATCAACAACGATGTTACTTGGTCGGGATATGAATACAGGATTCATTAATGCAAATGAATTGAAATCGAATGTACCAGGTCAAACGTATATTGATGTCGAAGATGGCAAACCTAAGACGGATATTGGCGAACCAGTCGATGAGGTTGAATCTAAGAAGGAAACAAAAAAGAACTCTGAAGATAAGAAGAACATTATTGATCTACAAAAAAATAAGGCATAGGTGTATACAAATGGATATGACAACTGAAACAATTGAAAAAATTCAAGAATTATCTTTACAAGCTGCAGGAGAAAAAATTCAAATCGTTGATGGACAAAATTATTATATTGATAGTGTGGGAGACTTATGTTTAATGAAACCCGAAAATTTGGCCAATAAAGCGATTAGCTTATCTACACTAACGGGACTGGTTGACCTGGTAAAAAATATGAAGGAACGTGATGATCAAAAATTATTCGTCAGAGTTGAGAGCCCCACGACAGTTAATGTATTTACTGCATTGGATTCCTATGGTCGAAGAGAATGGCTGGCAGAGTCAAATGCTACTACTCCCAATATTCAATTCTCATATTTTATAGATGCTGAAAAATTAAATATTATGCTTCAATCGCAATTTGTTCAGTCTGAAGATAGAGATATTATCTTGAAAGTGATTGGTAATCTTAAAGAAGAGAATGTCAGAAAAGCGAGTGATGATGGTGTAAGTCAATCAGTAACCGTACAGTCTGGCGTTGCCAATGTATCTGAAGTAAAAGTACCTAATCCTGTTGAATTATCTCCATATAGAACATTTTTAGAGATTGAGCAACCATCTAGTAAATTTATATTCAGAATGAGAAAAGGTATGCAGGGTGCAATTTTTGGTGCAGATGGTGGTGCATGGAAAATTGATGCCATGAATTTAATCAAAGAATACCTTGAGAATGAGTTCAGCAATGAAATTAAAGCCGGTCATGTTGTGGTGGTTGCATAATGAGACCAATTAAATTTAGAGCGTGGGATGGAATTACTAAGAATATGGTTCCAGTAAAATCGCTATATTTTGAACAGGATGGTAAAGCAGGGTGTGCTGTTGATATTGAAGATATTAATGGTGATCTTGAAAGTGAATGGAGCCTTATGCAATATACAGGAATAAAAGACAAAAATAATATAGAAATTTACGAAGATGACGTAGTGATTGCAAAATCTGTAAGAAGTATGGTTGGAATGGTCATTTTCTCTAAAGGACAATGGTTAATTGAAAATTCAGTAACGAGGGATACTCAATCAATGGATTTGGGAGTATTTGAATTAATAGGAAATATTTACGAAAATCCAGATTTACAAAAAGTAGTAATGATCATGGATTCTGATGATAAATTAAACTAAAAGTCAAGGAGAATGTATAAGTATGACTGATGATGTATCAGCATGGGCACTACAAATAGCTGCAGAACAATTAGGATATGAAGACTTTAGTGAAGTCCCGCCCCAAAGTATGGGAGAAGTTTATGAAATTGCTGAGGAAATAGACTATTAAAGTTTCGAAGATTAATGTAAAGGGGTTAAATAATGGGAGCAATCGAATTGAGTGATGAAACGATTGAAAAACTTGCCGATAAGTTGGTAAAAAAATCCGACTCATTTCAAAAACTTGAATCGGAAAAGAAATTGCGTAATGTAAAAATACTGCTGGTCAATTACAAATATTTGGAGAGTCACTTAAATGTTGAACTTCCTAAATTGGAAGATGATGTAAAACTTTCTAAGTATGAATTGAGTCTGTATTCGTTAATTGGCTATAGAGTACGATCTAAAGAACTTATGAAATTTGTGAACGCCAGTCTTAGCAAATACAAACATATTTGTGAAGATAGTGTTGACGAAGGATATCGTAGATATGATGTTATCTATAATCTTTACATTGCCGAGCATAAAATGACTTATCGAGCTTTATCAGAAAAATATTCTGTTGATGAGAACACAATTCGGAGGGATGAGAGAAGAGCCCGTGAAGAGTTGTCAGTATTGATGTTTGGAGCTGATAGCATAAATGACATGTCAAAATGATGTCAAAAATCCGTCAATCGATGCATGTTTTAAAGATTTATAATGATATCGTGGAATTAGTGAGATAGTTCTATGTTTAGCCTCGCTATGATTTTTGGAGTGACCTGTGGAAAGGGTCACTTTTTTTGTGGATTGAGATAGGCTCAATGATTGCTAATTACTTAGTAAGTTAATACCAACAATAGAGAATCCCTCCCCTATAATAAATTTCGGTAGCAGTCACTAGGTTCAAACCCTGGAATCCACATTGTCCTTCAGAATAAAACTAAATAAAACGGTTGTGCGGCTAGCCAATAGACGTCAACCAATGTTTCGAGTTCAGAAGTTATAGAAACAATTAATAGTCCGTCATCTAATCATGAACGGTAAGCTCTATTAATGGACGCTTAGCGAAGTGGTTAAATGTAACAGCCTGTAGCCCTGTTCCATTTTGGTTCGATGGTTCGAATCCATCAGTATTTATTGAAATATAATATAATAATATCGAATTTAAAGTTATAAAATATAAGTAGGGGGAGATTATATTTTATGAAAAGAAAAAGAGATTGGCCTCAAATGGCTAAAAAGGTTGGTCAAGATATTACAAAGTTTGCTAAGTTTTTAAGGGAAAATCCTATTTCTCTTGTCATAAGTTTTTTGCTGATTATCTTTATACCCTTTCTAATTGAGTTTGTCTTTTATATTTCTCCGGGATATGGTAATCGAGGAGATTGGCTTGGTTTCTGGGGAGGGTACTTGGGTTCCATCATAGCAATTGCGGGAGTTGGATGGACGGTCATTGAAGGAAGAAATAACCTTAACAAAAGTTTAAAGGAACAACGTGATGAGTTAAGCGAATCCTTTAGTAATCAAGAATTGCAACTGAGAAAAACTTTAAAGGCTGAAAAAGAACAACAATTTAGGGCATCTAGACCTTTCTTTTATTTTGAAAGAGTATCTCCTACCAGTCCATCGAATGATTTGTATTATAGTTCTTTATTTATTGGAGAGAAATTTGGAAAATTCGATGAATATTTAAATAAATCCTCAACTCGAGAAGTTCTAGTTTTAAAAAATATATCTGGAAAAAGAATGATGAAGGTAATGATTAAGCTTCATTATAAAAACAATATCCCAACTGAGGTATTTAAGATTGATCTTGTAAATGCAGATGATGCTGCATTTATGATTAATAAAATTACATTCAATAAGGATTGGAATGAGTTGTATTCATATTCTGATTTAAATAATTCATATGAAAACTTGAATAATGTTGAAATTTTCTTTACTACCGAATTAAGGGAAAGAATAAGATTGGTTTTTGATTATAAAATAATAAAAATTGACCATAGAGTCGAAGAGATATTTGAATATGATGAAGATAAAAAGATATTAGAGAATAAAATTGATAATAATGAAGATTTAGATTATTTAAATGATGAATATTCTGAAGGTGGATTTAATCAAACTATAAGCTTAAAAGATCCGAAAAATATTAAGGAGGTTAGATGATATGTAATGATTAAATGGAAAGAGGCAGAAAAAGATTACTTGCTTGGAATGAAGTACAAAGATATTGCTAGTAAGTATGAAGTATCAATCAATACAGTCAAATCATGGAAGAGCAGGCATGGTTGGCAAAGAGGTGCACCTGTTAAAAAGAGTGTGCATACAAAATCTAAAAAGGTTGCACCCAAAATAATAGATGAATTAGAGGCAAACGATAAGCTGACAGAAAAGCAAAAATCGTTTTGCCTTTTTTATTTGCAGCAATTTAATGCCACACAAGCATACCGAAAGGCTTATGGTGCAAGTTATGAAACGTCAAAGGTTGAGGGAAACCGTACCCTTACAAAACCTAACGTAAAACAACAATTAGCAAAACTAAAGAAGCAACTACATTCGGATATTTATATTAGTATCGATGATATCGTTAAGGAATATGCCAAGCAAGCTTTTGCCAGTTTGGGAGATGTATTAGACTACAAGGTCCATAAAGAAATAGTCATGGATAACAATGGCAATGTTTTTCTTGATACAGAAGATAATCCGGTTGAGAAACATGTTGCTGACATATATTTGAAACCTAGTGAGGAAATAGATTGGTCGCTGGTCCAAGAAATGCATCGGGGAAAAGATGGATTAGTAGTCAAACTTTATGACAAGCAGAAAGCATTGGATAGTTTAACCAAATTGGCTGATACATTTAAAGACAAAGATGATAATAATATGATTCAGATCATAGATGATATTGAAGGAGATGATGAAGATGGTTCAAAAGGTAAGACTCAAAAGTAAGATTGCGCCATCGTTCAGACAACTTCATGTAGATATCAAGAATCGTAGACATTCAAATTATTGGCTTAAAGGTGGGCGTGGTTCAACCAAGTCGAGTTTTATATCGATTGAAGTAGTCCTTGGAATCATGCGAGATTCAGAAGCTAATGCGGTTGTATTGAGAAAAGTCGCAGCTACATTACGAGATTCAGTTTATGATCAGTATCTTTGGGCAATAGATGTATTAGGTGTTCAAGATTTTTGGAAAGAATCAGTGAGTCCCATGACATTGACTTATAAACCAACTGGGCAACAGATTAGATTTAAAGGTGCAGATAAGCCACGAAAAATTAAGTCACAGAAATTTAGACATGGTTACATTAAGTTCAAACATTATGAAGAAACCGATGAATTTAATAATTGGGCTGAGATACGTTCAATAAACCAATCATTAAATCGTGGTGGTAGCAATATAATTACCTTTTATTCATATAATCCACCTGCAAGCATTAATAGTTGGGTCAATCAAACAACGGCATCGGAAGATTTGAGGGATGATACCTTAGTTCATTCATCTGATTACTTGTCAGTTCCTAGAGAATGGCTCGGTAAGGAATTCTTGGCAGATGCTGAACAATTGAAAAAGGATAATCCCAAAGCCTTCAAACATGAATATATGGGCGAAATAACCGGTACTGGTGCTGAGGTATTTAATAACATTACTTTACGTGAAATCACTGATGAAGAAATTAGTCATTTTGACAAAATTTATCATGGATTAGATTTTGGTTTTGCTCATGATCCGTTGGCATATGGTGATGTTTATCTTGATTCGGCACGAAGAAGAATATTTATGTTTAATGAAATTTATCAGGTAGGGATGACTAATCGTGAAGCAGTTGCTGCAATCAAGAAACTTAATCCAATGAACGAACTTATTATTGCTGATTCTGCTGAACCAAGAACTATTGCTGAATTTAGAGATTATGGATTGAATATCAGAGGAGCTATTAAAGGCCCTGGTAGTCGTGAGCATGGATTTAAATGGCTTGAAGATTTACGAGAAATCGTTATTGATCCTAGTCGTTGTCCTAATACAGCTAGAGAATTTTCTAGTTATGAATTGGAACGGGATAGCAATGGTAACTTCAAATCGGGATATCCTGACGGCAATGACCATACTATCGATAAAACTAGATACGAATTAGAACCAATTATGAAGAAGGGAGGATTCAAACCTTGGAAAAAGAAGCAATGATTGCACTATTAAAACGAACTGATCCAAGACGAATTAAGTTTATTAATAGATATCAAAAATCTTTGAATTATTATTTTAATAAAAATGACATTACCAATCGTAATAATGGCGAATCAAAAACTAACTCTGAAGGTAAAGACGATATTCTTCGAAGAGCTGACAATCGTGTAAGTTCTAATTTTCATCAGTTGTTAGTTGATCAAGAGGTTGGATATGTTGCTACGATTCCTCCTGCTATTGATGTTGAAGATGACAATCTTAATACTAAAATCAAGAAAACATTAGGCGACAATTTCAATCTTCGTATGAATCAATTAGTTGTTGATGCAGCTAACGCTGGAATGGCATGGGTGCATTATTGGCTTGATGAACATGACCAATTTAGATATGGAATTGTTCCACCAGGACAAGTAACGCCAATTTATTCGAATGATTTAGATAATAAATTGTTAGCAGTCAGACGAACTTACCAAGAATTAAATCCAGATAATGGAAAATATTATAAGGTGCATGAGTATTGGACTGATAAAGATGTAACGGTTTATAAATCAGAAAGCTTTGATTATACCGACTTGGTAGCCATGGATGACCGATTCCCTATTTACGACGTTAGTACTGGGGATGAAGTTGGAAGTAGCAATGTTATGAAACATAAATTTGGCAGAGTACCATTTATTAGATTCAAGAAGAATGAATATGCACGACCAGATTTATTAAAATATAAAGGTCTGATTGACGTTTATGACAATGTATACAATGGATTTGTTAATGATGTCGATGACGTTCAGCAAGTAATTCTTGTCCTTACTAACTATGGTGGTGAGGATATTGATGAATTTAAGAAAACAATGAAAATTGATAAGGCAGTTAAGTTTGAAAGCACAGGGCCTGGTGACAAATCTGGATTAGATAAGTTGACCATTGATATACCAACAGAAGCACGAAATTCTTTGCTTGATATAACTAAATCAGATTTATTTGTGGAAGCTCAAGGTATTGATCCAACGGATTTTGCTACAAATAATGCGACCGGTACAGCTATCAAAATGTTGTATAGCCATTTGGAACTCAAGGCTTCAATGACGGAATCGTATTTTAGAGATAGTCTAAATGAGCTGATTAGAGCAATTATGAAATGGTTGAATGTATCTGACTATGAAGAAAGAAAAATCAATCAGAAATGGACACGTACAGCCATTCATAACAGTTTGGAAGATGCACAAGTTATTTCACAAGTTGCTAACTATTCATCTGATGAAGCTATTGCCAAAGCTAATCCAATAGTTGATGATTGGCAAGAAGAGATGAAGAATCGTCGTGATGATGAAATTAATCGAGATGGTTATTCTAATCCTGGTAATCTCAATAATCTAAATGGTGATGAGAATGACTAAACTCAGCTATTGGGATAAACGATATTTAAGAATTAAAGCTCAAGAACTTGAGAATGTTGCAAATTATGAGAGCAATTTAAAACCTCGCTTATCAAGTCTGGAATATGAATTAGAGCAAGAAGCCAATACTTGGTATTCAAAGTACGCTAGTAATCATGATATTGATGTCGACACTGCAAAACAGTTATTGAAAACAGTTGGTAGCACTAATTGGAAAATGACTCTTGCAGAGTTTAGGCGTAAGGCAATTAAAGGTGGTTATACTAAAGAGTTAGATTCCGAGTATTTCAAAAGTAGAATAGCAAGGCTGCAGGATTTAGAAGAGCAGCTTAAAGAAGTTAGTAGTCGTTTTGCAAGTGATGAAACAGATAGTTTATCTAATAGATTAACTGATCAGTTTCAAGAAACTTACATGACGACTATTTTTAATACTCAAGTACAGCAGAATAAACTCACTAGTAATTTTGCTCGATTCAATGAAGACCAGATTAAATATATTGTTAATCAGCCCTGGCACAAAGAAGATTTTTCAAAGCGTGTTTGGAAAAACTATCGTGATGAATTACCAGGTCAGTTAGTTGATGTTATGTTGCGTGGAACGTTTATGGGTTATAGTCCTGAACGTATCACGAAGATGTTTCAACAAAGATTTGAAGGCATTCGTAGGCATCAAATACATCGTTTAGTTATAACTGAAATGGGCCATATTGCTGAACAGGCTACTTCAAAGGCTTATGAAGAATCAGGAATTGAAGAGTATGAATATATGGCAACTCTTGAATCCCATACTTGTGAAGTATGTGCCCGATTAGATGGCAAGATATTTAAGATGTCTGAAAAAAGGGAAGGTATTAATTATCCATTAATCCATCCTCACTGTCGTTGTACTACAGTTCCATATATTGAAGGACTTCCTGATGTTAAGAAACGTTGGATGCGTGATCCAATTACTGATAAAGGAAGATCTATTGAAAATATGTCCTACAATGATTGGTATAAAGCTATGCAACAGAATGCTGCCGATAGTATAATTGGTATAAGGACATCGGATGGTGTTAATATTACTGGCATTAGTCAACATCTTGTAGATAGGTCACTTGAAAGAAATGTATCGATTGATGACATAAAAGATGCTTTGATAAATCCACTAAAAATTTTTCCTGTAAAAGTTGATATTTACGGAAGGCCTTCAAAAAAATATGGTGGTGCTAAAGTAACGGTAGCAGTTAACCCTGAAACAGGTAATATTGCTACAACGTATCCAACTTCAACAAATAGAGCAAAAAAATGGAGGAGTGAAAATGATAATCAATGAAGTATTGAATAGTGAAGAAATTAATTTTTTAAAAGAACATATTTCAAATGTGAATTATAATCGAGAATTAACATCTGATGAGTTCGAGAACTTTTATTCTAAAGTTGAAGATTTATATACACTCCAAGGTTTTGATGAAAACTATGATTTGAATGACATTGGAAAAGCTGCTGAACCAATTATAGATAAGCTTGCTAAATACTAAAGCACCCAACAATTAAGTTGAGTGCTATTTTTATACCCTTTTTGACCTGAGCAAGTCGTAAAAATGCTTATTTTTTATACCTCAAATGTGGCCGTTCCACGTAAATCTAACGAGAGAGGATTTTTAATTATGAAACGAGAATTTTTAAAGAGTTTGAACCTAGACGATAAAGTCATTGAACAAATTATGTCGAAAAATGGTGCTGATATTGAAAATGTCAAAAAGTCATTTGGGGATGTCGACTCAATCAAGCAAGAAAATGAATCTTATAAAGCTCAAATTGCTGAAAGAGATAAAGATATCAAAAAATTATCTAAGCAAGTAAAAGATAATGATGACTTATCCAATCAATTTAATGAACTCCAAAGCAAATATAAAGTTGATACTGAAAAGCTGGAAGGTAAACTTCAAGAAAATAAGCTGAATACTTCCCTAAATGAAGTTTTGACTGCTGCTAAAGTTCGTAATCCAAAAGCAATCAAAGGTTTATTGAATATGGACGATATCAAATTGAATGATAAAGATGAGTTGATTGGCGTTAATGATCAACTAGAAGCACTCAAGAAGTCTGACAGTTATTTATTTGATGAAGGTCAAAAGCAATCATATAACCCTAGTGGTGGTAATGGTTCTAATGACAAAGATGATGTTCAAACATTAACAAATATTTTTAAAGGAGAGTAATAAATAATGGGAACAATTAACTATGCTGATGCATATCAACAAGCTATTCAACAAGCATTTTACGATGGTCATCTATTTTCTGCTGCTTTGTGGAATTCACCATCGAATGCATTTATTAAATTTGATGGAGCCAAACACATTAAATTACCACGTTTGACTATTGATGAGGGTCGTCGTGATCGTACACGTCGAACAATTACACAACCTGCAGCAAATTATTCAAATGACTGGGATTCATATGAATTGGGAAACGAACGTTACTGGTCAACGCTGGTGGACCCATCAGATGTGGATGAATCTAATATGGTGGTGTCATTGGCAAACATCACTAAGCAATTTAATTTGGATGAAAAGTTGCCTGAAAAAGATAGATACATGTTTAGTAAGTTGTATCAAGAAAAAGTTAAAGCTGCTGATGGTGGAATTAGTACAGATACTTTGGATGAAAAGAATATCTTGTCTGCCTTTGATAATATGATGGCAAACTTTGATGAACAACGTATTCCACAACAAGGACGACTTCTATATGTAACACCAAAGATTAATAAGATGTTGAAGAATGCCGAAGCTTTGAATCGTTCAATCATTTTAACTGATCCAAGTAAAATCAATCGTGCTGTTTATAGTTTGGAGGATGTGACAATCAATGTTATTCCTTCTGACTTAATGCAAACTGCTTTTAATTTTACAGTTGGTTCAAAGGTTGAAGACGATGCAAAGCAAATTGAGATGTTCTTGATTTATAACGGTGTTCAAATTGCGCCCGAGAAATATGCGTTTGTTGGATTCGATGCGCCATCTGCTGCGAATAGTGGTAATTATTTGTACTATGAAGATTCATATGATGATGTTCTTCTTTTGAAGACTAAGACGAAAGGAATTGAATTTGTTATTGCTGACAAGTCAACAGAAACACCCAAAGTAGCACCTAACAATTCAAAGCCAACTGATAGTAATACAGTAGCTGAAATAACAGCGTGGCTAGATGCTAATAATATTGATCACACCGGTAAAACTGCTAAAGACGATTTGTTGGCTCTGATTCCTAAAGAATAAGGGTGATTAAATGATTGAATTCTCAAGGAAAGATAAGATTGTAGCAAAATTGGCTATATTAGTTCCGGATAATGGTAATGAGGATTATTCAAGCATTATTGATTTTGTGGTTGATAAAGTGGTTAGTGATGTTAGTAATTACATTCATTTCTCTATTGATTCGATACCTGAAGAACTTGATATGACTGTTGTTTCTATGTGTATGCAACTATTAGATACTCACGAATTACTAAAGCCTGTGGATGATAGAAATGATGGCGTTTCTTCTTTATCCGAAGGAGACGTTTCAGTATCATTCAAGACACCAGCAGAAGCATATTCAACGCTTCAAACAGTTAATTCAATTACTGATAATTTTGTGGCTCAATTGAACAGCTTCAGGAGAGTTAAACGATGAAATCAGTGTTTGAAAAGATGAACGGAATAATTGAACGTGTTTGGAATGACCGAGTAACTATTAGGGGTGTAAAAAATGCTAGACGAGGTCCTTTTAGTGAAGATGAAGTTGTTACTATTTGTGAGAATCGACCAGCTAAGGTGATTTTGGGTAGTCAAAAAACTAGTAATCAATCTGAATTTGGAACTGATCAGTATGATGCTAAATTATTGATTGATAATGAAGTTTCTATCCCTGCTGGAGCAAGAATTACAGTTACTGATGTAAATGGTCACGTCACTGAATACAAGCGTTCTAGTAAGGGATATCGTGGTTATGTTAGTCATCAGGAGTTAGCAATGATTCGTGATGAAAAAGCTAAGGATGTGATTGATGATGGCATGGGGCAAGATTGATGATGCTCAGTTTCAAGAAATTGCTAACAAAGTCAAAGGAAAAATTGATTCTGGATTATTGAAACAAGGTATTGAGAAAACTGCTTTAAAAGTAGGAACTCAAGCTCTAAAAAATGTTAAGTCGATGACTCCTGTTAAAGAAGGTAATCTGAGAAGACAATGGTCAGTTATTGGACCTACATACTCTGGACATGTTTTTGTAATCGAATTACAGAATAACGCTGAATATGCTTCGTATGTAGAAAATGGTCACAGACAAACACCAGGTCGATACGTTCCAGCAATTGGCAAGCGGCTCAAAGCTAGTTGGGTTCCAGGAACTCACATGTTAATGAAAACAATGTTTGAAATTGATGCTCAAATGCCACAATTGTTATCTCCAATACTTCGAGATTTAGGAGGTTTGTTTGATTAATGAAAAGCATTGTTGAGCTGATTGGGAATGAACTTCATAGATTATTTCCAGATGTACAAATTAATAGAGAAACTCGTGAAGGTGGCTTTGAAGAGCCATCTTTTTTTGTTGAAAAAGTGGATACAGGTGTGAAACCTGAATTATTTAATGTTCAAAATCGCAAGTATTCTTATCAAATTGTTTATTTTCCTGAAGTCAAACGACCTAAGGAAGATATGGAGATTATGGAGGAAACATTGTTGGATAAGTTTATTAACCTATCTGATTATGCAACGCTTCGTAATCGAGAGTTTAATCAATCTGATGATAATACTTTGCAAATGACTTTTGAGGTGTGGATTAGAGCATACAAGCCCGATGACACGCCAAAGCAAGAACAAATGAAATTTTATGGAGGAATTGCTAATGACGATTGATACATATAGCAAAGAATCTTTGATCAATAGCGTTGGTTTTTCTCATATGGATAAAGATATTTTAAAAATCGTCCTGGATGATTCGAAAAAGTATTCATTACGGGATGCCAAACGAGAAATAACCAAATTTAAAGGAGGAATCAAGTAATGGGTGGAACTTGGACAACACAAAATAAACGTCGACCAGGTGCTTATATCAATACGATTGGTGCTGCACAATCAAAAGCTGATACCAGTTTAGGTCGAACACTTTTGGTCAACAATGTAACTCTTAATTGGGGTGCCAAAGGTGTTACTGAATTAAATTCAAATTCAGATTTTAAGGCTTTATTAGGTGAATCATTAGATACGCCAGAATTAGGAGCTTTGAGAGAAACTTTGAAGGGCGCTTTAACAGTGCTTTTCTTAAATGATAACGATGGTGATAAGGCGACAATTTCAAACGATGCTTTGCCTTGGAATTTTACGGCTAAATATCCTGGTACTAAAGGTAATGAATTGCATGTGACGGTTGTTAAAGATCCAAACGATACAACTAGAATTACAGTTTCAACTATTTATGGTACTGAGGTTGTTGATCAACAAGTTATCAGAACAACCACGGCTAAAGGCTTGAAATCAAACGAGTATATTGATGTTGCATTTACAACTGATGAAGTACCTGGTGTTGATGACAAACCAGCAACAAATAAATTAGAATCGCTTGCAAACTCAACTACCTATGATTTGAGTGGTGGAACAACTAAACCAACTGAAATCACTGAACTATTGAATGAGGCTTTAGAAACCGAACAATTTAACGTTGTCACTGCTGCAGGTTTTGAACCCAAGAATGAAATTCATCCGTTGATTGCAACAGCGGTTGAACGTTTACGTGATGATGAGGGTTATAAAGTACGTGCTGTTGTACCAGTTTATGAAGGTGGCTATGAATATGATCATGAAGGTGTATCTGTAGTCGCTAATGGTGTGATTTTAGAAGATGGAACTGTAATTGATACGACAACTGCTGCAGGATATTTTGCTGGAATTTCTTCAGCGACTGATTCAAGTAAATCATTAACTTATTCAGAATATCCAGGTGCCATTTCAACAAGTCCATCATTGAATAATGAACTAACGATTAAGGCTTTGAACAGTGGTTGGGTTGTCTTTACTGCTAAGCGTGGTGGCCGTGTAGTCATCGAACAAGACATTAATTCATTAACAACGTATTCAGACAAGAAACCTAAGGACTTTAGTAAGAATAGAATTATTAGAACTTTAGATCAGATTGCTACTGATACTGAAGATGTTTTTGAAACGATGTTCATTGGTAAGGTCAATAATGATTCAACTGGTCATGATTTGTTTAAAGCTAATCGAGTTTCTTATATGTCTAACTTGATGAAGGCGGGAATCGTAGCAGATTTTGAATCATCTGATTTAACCGTTGAGCCAGGTAATGATAAGGATTCAATCCTGGTCAATTTGGCAGTGACTCCAATTGATTCAATGGAAAAACTATACATGACAATTGTGGTCGAATAGAAAGGAGCAATTAAACATGGACGAATCAGTAAGTTCAATCGGTAATTATTTAAATGGTCGAGATACTATCTCAACCAAGGATGCAAAACTTTATATTACGATGGATGGAAAAATTATTCCTTTGATTGAGTCAAATAAATTTACAGCTAAATGGGAGAAAAATAAAGAGGATATTCAAACCTTGGGCTCAAGAATTAAACATAAGAAAACTACCTCAGTAGAAGGTACTGGAACTATGGGTGGCTATGTGATTAGTTCTAATTGGATTAAGTATGCTTTGCCTTATATTCGTGGTGGCAAGGATTTATACATGGACGCAACCTTGAATATTGAAGATCCTACCTCAAGAGCAGGTAAACAAACTATTCTTTTAAAGGATGTAAATCTTGATGTTATTCCAATTGCTGATTTCGAAGCTGATGATGGCGTTATGGAATGGGAATCAGATTTTACGTTTGAGGATTCAGAACTAGTATCACCATTCACAGGATTCGAATTATAGGAGGAGTTTTAGTTATGGCAGATGTTAAAGATTTTTTGATGGTCAACGTTAATACTGAGGAACAAACAAAGGAAGTTAAATTTAGTAGATTTAAATCTCCTTTTGTAATTAAGGCGTTGACAGCCGAAAAGAATTCATCATTGCAGAAACAAGCAACCAAGCGAGTTCAAGATAGAAAAACTCGTCAAATGATTACGGAAATGAACCAAGATAAATATATTGATTTATTAATTGAGGCTAGTGTTGTATCTCCAGATTTAAATTCGGAAGAATTACAAAAATCATGGGGATGTTTAGCCGACCCGGCTGGTTTATTAAAAAAGATGCTGCTAGCTGGAGAATACGCAGACCTTGCTGATCAGATTCAAGAGCTATCGGGATTTGATTCTGAAGATATTGATACGTTGGTAGATGAAGCAAAAAACTAACCAAGTCTGGTGGAAATGGAGATTTCAATTATTACTATTATTGTTTGAACGAATACCATTGGACGCCGGAAGTTTGGATTAATTTTAATAACCGTGAAAAAGCACTGATCATTGCGGGAATTGATATGAGAAATGCAGAAGAGAAAAAACAACAAAAAGAAGCAGAAAGAAAAGCTAAGTCCAAATCACATCGATAGGAATTAGCTTTTTTATTTTTAGCTAGAAAGGAGGTTAAATATGGCAACTATTAGTGCCTCCATTAAAATTTTTGATGGGTTTACTGCACCATTAAAAAAATTACATTCTGGTTTAAGTGAAGGCCAATCAGCCTTTGGAAGATTCAAAGCTGCAATGAATGGTGGAAGTAATTCCTTTAATGGGTTGAATAAGTCAGCATCTCAAACTGGTGGATTGTTTAAGTCTGTTTTAGGTGGAACAGTAATAGGTACCGGAATTACTAAAGGAATTGGATTAGCAAGTTCTGGAATTAGATCCATGATGGGTGAATTAAATGAATCTAGTAAAGCGTGGCAAACCTTTGATGGAAATATGACTATGTTGGGAAAATCTCCTAAGCAGATTGCCAGTGCTAAAGGTTCGATGCAAAAATTTGCTCAACAAACTATTTATTCGGCATCTGATATGGCATCAACGTATAGTCAATTAGCTGCAGTGGGTATAAAGGATACTGGAAAGTTAGTTAAAGGATTCGGTGGATTGGCTGCCGCTTCAGATAACCCGCAACAAGCTATGAAAACGTTAAGTCAACAGGCGACTCAAATGGCAGCAAAACCAATGGTTCAATGGCAAGATTTCAAGCTTATGCTTGAGCAAACTCCAGCTGGTGTTTCCCAGGTTGCAAAAACCATGGGGATGTCTACCAAAGATTTAGTAGCTAGTGTCCAAGATGGTACTGTTGCAACTCAAGATTTCTTTGATGCTATTTCAAAGACTGGTACTAATAAATACTTCAGTAAGATGGCAACACAATATAAAACAGTTGGACAGGCAGTTGATGGTTTGAGAGAAACGGTCGCTAATAAAATGCAAGGGGCCTTTGATCGTGTTGGAAAAGTTGGAATCAAAATGGTAAGTGGGCTTACTGACAATATTGGTAAGTTGAATTTTGATTCTTTTGCAGATAAGGCAATTTCTGCTATAGGCAAAGTAAAACAAGTTATGAGTGACCTATTCAGTGGGTTTAAATCTACTGGAGCTTTAGAAAGCATAAAAAAATCATTTGATGATTTAGGGAATACCGGGACTAAGATGTTTAGTAAAATGTCCGGTGGAAAGAATAATTTGTTTACTCAATTAGGCGCATTTGCTGGTAGTTCTTTATCAGGTTTTGTTAAATCTATCTCCGCAATTGCAAAGGTTATTAGTCGATTAAACCCAGCTACTATCACTGCGTTAGGCAGTGCATTTATTATTTTAAAAGGTGGGATTAGAGGTTTAGTTTTCACTGCTATAATTAATGGTTTAAATAAATTAAGACCAAGTACCATAACTAAGATTGCTGGAACAATCAAGAATCTTGCAGTTGCTTTTATCATATTAAAAGCTGCAATGAAGATTGGGGATGGATTTTCTAAGTTTTCAAAAGCTTTAAAGAAAATAAGAAAACCAAAAAGGATAAAGAAAGGTCCTAAATTCAAACTGGCTAAAACACCAAAGACACCAGAAGGTCCAAAAACTGGCGGAATTCTTCAATCTGCGGGCGCATACATGAAATTGGGTGCAGCTTTGATGTTTGTTGGTGCAGGAGTTGCACTAGCAGGTGGAGGAATGATGTTAATGGCAATGGCTACTCAAAAGATTGCATCAGGTGGGGCCGCAACCGTTGCTATATTTTTGTCCATGGTTGCTGTCATTGGATTATTAATGGTTGCAGTTAAATTCTTGGGGCCGGCATTTATTGAAAGTGCGGCAGGATTCTTAGTGTTTTCTGTAGCATTGTTGGCAGTTGGGGCTGCTATATTTATAGCTACTGCAGGTATTTCACTTCTAGCAACTCAACTTCCATTGATCTCACAATATGGAACTAGTGCAGCAGTAGGTTTACTAGCATTAGCTGGTGCAATTGCAGTATTTGGTGTTGCTTCTATTGTGGGAGCTATTGGCGTGTTAGCTTTAGGAGCGGCTATTGCTGTTCTTGGAGTTGGTTTTGTTGTTGGTGCAGTTGGGGCAATTCTATTTGGTGCAGCTTTGTTAGTTATCGGTGTAGGTGCCATGGTTGCGGCAGTGGGAACTTTGTTATTGGGTGCAGGACTTGTACTAGTTGCGACCATGTCGATGCTTGCTTCAGTTGGATTACTATTGATGTCTGTTGCATTAGTTATGATTGCAGCAGTTGCATTAGTTGCTGGTGTCGGAATGATGGTCTTTGCTGTTGCATTAATGATGGCGGCACCAATGATGATGATTACAGCAGTGGGTGCTTTATTCTTGGGTGTCGCTACGGTTGTTCTTGGAGCTGGATTATTGGTTGTAGGAGCAGCACTCATGGTCGTAGCTTCAGGATTAACTATGGTTTCTGCTTCAGTTATCATGTTGGCAACAGCTTTTATTATGGCTGGAACGATGATGGTATCAGCAATTACCAGTGCCATGTTGAATGTAGTTAGTGCAGTGTCAAATGGAATTAGTAATGCGGTTAATGCTGCTAAGTCATTTGGTAATGCTTTAGTCAGTGTAGGTAAAGATTTGATTCAAGGATTAGTAAATGGTATTAAATCGATGATTAATTCAGCAGTTGGTGCTGTGAAGAGTGTTGCTGGAAAAGTTGTAGATGCTGCCAAATCAATACTTCATATCGGTTCCCCATCGAAATTATTTAATCAATATGGACGTTGGGTTGACCAAGGTCTGATCAATGGACTTAATAGAGATTCAGGAAATGCAGCAAGTGCTTCTGCCAATATGGCTCAAGGTGTTGTAAATGCTGCTTCTAATATGAATCCTCAATTGGGACCTATGACTATGGGCGGATTGATTGGAAATAATCCTGGTGATATGTTGGCAAATGGTTTTCAAAGAGCCCTAAGCGTTTTGGATACTTTAATGTCAAGATTCAGCAGTATTAATGGTTCTAATCTTGGAATCAACAGTACTGTTCATAGTGATAATATTTCAGATGATAGTGATGGATATCATTCTGGTGGTGGTTTTGGAACGGGTGGATTTACGACTGATAATTTATCTTCTAGTAATCAAAACACAATTACATTTGCGCCAGGTTCCATTCAAATCAACAGTACTGGAAATGCTAATTATGATGCAGAAACATTGGTAGCAAAGATAGAAGAATATTTAATTAATAGAAATAATGCATCGTTGAGTTAGGAGGTGATGAATATGAATACTCATTTAGGATTTTATTTAACCAATGATTCCAATGAAACAATTGAATTGCCAGTCAATCCAGCTGAAATTATGATTAAACGGGAAAGTGATGACAAATCGGAAACAGTCATTAAACTAGGTGAAGTTAATTTGCTTGGTGAAGATAAATTACAAGAAGTCAGCATTGAAAGTACATTGCCGCTGGAACCAAAGACGGAACATTATGTTTCTGCAGCATCATTGTTAGATTCAGCACAAGACTATATTGATTGGATTGAATCAGCAAGAAAGTTAAAGAAACCAATTCGATTAGTGATTTCAACTACTAAAATTTCTCTAAAATCAACTATTTCTGGTTTTGAATATGGAATGAAAAATGGTTATGATGGTGAATATTCTTATACTTTGTCTTTGAAAGAATTTAAACCATTTGAAGCAAAAAAAATAGGCGTTAAACAACAGCCAGAAAAGACTGTTGAAGCACGTCCTAGTCCACCAAAAAAGGTGGGAATGGGTTCAACTGTGATTGTTAATGGTTTATTACATCGGGATAGTCAAGGAAATGGCCCAGGACTAACAGAACAGAATGCTACGAGAAAGATTTCTTTAGTTGCACCTGGGGCTTTATATCCATATCACGTTACAACTTTAGATGGTGGTGCACGTGGTTGGGTCAAAGAAAGTGATGTGAGGTCAACTTGATTACTAAGTTTACAATCGGTCGTCGACATGCCGGTGATACGTGGGATGTTAGTCAATTAGTCAACAATGTTAAATGGGTAACTGATCTAAACTTTGCCGCAGGAACATTAACGTTTGATTTATTGTTTGACGAAAATTTTTATCCTCAAGATGGAGATGTAGTCGAATTTCAATGGGATGAACAAAAGATATTCTATGGGTACATCTTCAAAGTAAGCTTCAAAGAAGATAAGAAGTTCAGTATTACGGCCTATGATAAAACTAGATACTTAAAGAATGAGGATTCATTGGTTTGGCCTATCTCAACTATTTCAGATAGATTCGATACCGTTTGTAAAATGGCTGAAATTAGTCACAAAGTTGTTAATGGCTCAAGTTATAAATTACCTGCTGAAGTTGCTGATTCCAAAACTTACTTCGATATGTTGAAATCTAGTATTGATAAGACTCAAAAGGCTACTAATCAAATGTATTATGTCTTTGCTAATTATGATGTTGTTGAGTTGAGAAAAGCACCATATAACGAATTGAATATTATTGTCGGTGACCAGTCCTTGTTGACTGGTTTTTCTTTTGAAAAATCTATTGAAGATGCTGCTAATTCGGTGAGAATAGTCAAAAAAAATCAATCTGAATCACAACAGACATCGTCGACTGCAGTTTCAACGGATACAGAATCAAGTGATGATCCAGATAATACGAGTTTTAGTTATACGGATAGCAGTGCTAGTAATGTTCAAGACTGGGGTAAACTTCAGACCATTGAAAATGCCAAAGATAAGGCTAACGATGCTCAAATGAAAGAGCGTGCTGATGAGTTGTTGAAAGAGAAAAATAGAGAAACATATACATTGAGTTTAACTTGTTTGGGAGATGTTTCTTTGATTGCTGGAAATTCGGTCAATATTAATATCAGTGATTTATCTAAGGCTGGTTTTTGGATTAATAACACAGCAATCATGAAAGCAACTCATAATTTTGGAACGGCATATACTTGTGATTTGGAAATGAAGGTGAATGAACCATGGCTGGAGAACAGCTCCTCAATATGATGAATAGTAAGGGTGGTAAAGAGTCTGAATATGCCGATATCATGTATGGAAAAGTAATAGAAGATAATCCTTTAAAGATTCAGACATCTAATCAAATGATTTTGTCTGAGTCTTTTTTAGTTCTTGGAAGACAAGTTACTAAAAGAAAAGAGCAAGTTAAAATCTTATCCCATTCTGATCAAATTGGAGAAGTTTCAGGCAATCGTCCTGATATTAAAGAAACAATTGAAATTGATGGAACTCTTATCAAAGGTGATGAAGTAATAATGATTCGTTTCAATGGTGGCCAACAATTTTTTGTTTTGGAACGTTCAAATGACAGGAGGGATGTTGATGGATAATCCTACGAAAACATACCAGGTCAAAAATGGACGAATTTTAAATAAATTTGATGGACATGATGCAATGGTTCAAGCAGTCGATAAGATTTTGAAGACTGAACGGTTTGTTTATCCAATTTATGATAATCAATACGGAAATGACTTTTTTGAATTGTTCGGTAAGAGCTTTGATTATGCGACTGTTGAAGTTGAACGAATGGTTAAAGAAGCCTTATTAGCTGATAGTCGTATTTTGACTGTTGCCGTTGATAATATTGAAGTTTTAGATAAGACAATTCTTAAAGTTCATGGATCATGTACAACGATTTATGGTGATATTCCAATTGAAAGTGAGGTGAGTGTAAATGACTCCTGAGGATTTAGCTAGTAAGATTGAAAAACAAAATTTTGAATTTTATTTAAGTCAAATGATGGCTAAAGTTCCAGATGATATTGATAAAAGACAAGGTTCAATTATTTATGATGCTTTGGCACCTGCAGCAATGGTCATGGCTCAACAGTCATTAAAGTTATCTAATATCGTTAAGGAAACATATATTAAAACTGCAGATAATGAGTTTCTTAATTATCGAGCAGTTGAGCATGGAACTGCCAGACAAATGGCTACTTCAGCACAAGTTAAAGCTAAATTTTTGGATTCAAAAGGCAACCCTATTAACAATGTTGAAATTGGTGATAGATTTGCGAGTTTGGGTGATAATCCAATTTTTTACCGAGTGACAAAAATCAATGATGATTTGACGGGTATTTTGGAAGCCGAAGAAGCTGGGACACGTCCTAATGGATATCTTGGCCAAATATTACCGGTTACTCCAAATGACATTTTATCCTGGGCTGAAATTATTGAAGTTTCTATTCCAGCAAAAGATAACGAAACAGATGAACATCTTAGAAATAGACTATTATCGACTGATTCTTGGATTGCTTATGGTGGTAATATTGCTGACTATTTGGATATGCTTTCGAAGATATCTGCAGTTGGTTCAGCTCAAGTTTATCCGGTTTGGAATGGTGGTGGAACAGTTAAATTAGTCATTTTGGATAATGATTTGATGCCTGCTAGTGACGTGTTATTAAAGCAAGTCAAAGAGAAAATAGATCCAACAGATTCTGAAAGTTTAGGTTATGGATTAGCTCCTATAGACCACAAGGTAACTGTAGTAGCACCAGAGTCTGTCACTGTTAATATTTCAACTAACATTGAAGTTGATAGTCAGTTCGATATAAACGCCTTAAAGCCTAAAATATTGGATGCCATAGAAGATTATTTTAGGTTACGAAGAATTGCCTGGGGTCAAATCAATCGTACAACTGGAAGAGGTTATGCACTCACTATTTATCGTTCACAAATCCTTGCTGCAATTATGAAAGTGGATGGAGTCGTAAATGCTTCTATTCCAAATTTGAACGATAAGGATGACGATATAAAACTCATATTTGATAATGATTTATCGGAATTGCCAGTAGTTGGTGAGGTGAGTTTGAATGGTTAAACTACAGGATTACTTACCAGAATATTATGATGACGTTTATGAAATGCAAAAGTTGGTTGCTGCAGAACAAGTAGATTTTAAAGATTTTGATGATTTGATTCTAAGAACCTTATTGAATCAATTTGTTATTCAAGCAGATTTAGAAGGAATTTCGATTTTTGAAGACCAACTAGGGATTGATCCTAATCCAAATGATTCTTTGGAAACTCGTAGATACAATGTGTTGATGCGAATGTTGCCACCTAAACCTATAACACTCAAGTATTTCAATGAACTGCTTCATACATTGAACGTACCAGCATCTATAAATGTTGAATATGCTATTAGAAATGTAATAGCCAAAGCAAAAAGAAGTGAGATTAGTAATGATCAGATAAAACGTTTGAAATATTTGTTGAACGTTTATCTTCCTGCTAATCTCACTTTTCAAATTATAGTTACATCGAAAACGCAATTGAATATG